ATTGCTACTGCCAATACTAAAGGGCAAGGTAGTGAAGACGGTAAGTTTATCGGTACTAATATTCTTAACGAGGCATTTTTAGAAAGATTTCCTGTTACTTTTGAACAGAAATATCCTTCAGTGTCTATTGAGAAAAAAATACTTAACAACACTTTAAAAGTTGCTGGTAAATCAGATGTTAAGTTTGTTGACAAGTTAACTACTTGGGCAGACGTTATCAGAAAAACTTATTTTGACGGTGGTGTTGATGAGATTATCTCAACTAGAAGACTTGTCCACATAGTTCAAGCTTATGCTATCTTTGGCAATAAGATGAAAGCTATTGAGGTTTGTACTAATAGATTTGATGATGATACAAAAAATTCGTTTGTTGAGTTATATACTAAAGTAGACTCTGGCGTTTCTGCTGACCAGATAATGGAACAACAGAAAGAGGCTGAGTTAAACTCACAAGTGAATGACAATGATAGTGAGTCAGATAGTGAAGAGGATGACCTTGACACAATCTAAATCTATCCGTAGTGTAGTCCTTGGTGGTGGGGTTGTGCCCACCACCGTTTTTACACTATCAACTTTGAAGGGAGGTATATAAATTGAAAGTTGTTGTAAGAAATAATAACGTAGAACAAGCTATGCGTGTTCTAAAGAAAAAACTTATGAAAGATGGTCGTCTTAAAGAGTTAAAAGAAAGACAATATTATGTTAAACCATCTGAGGATAAAAGAGAAGCAAAAAAACGTGGTATTGCCAACTTTAAAAAGAAACAAAAAAAGTTAATGGCAACTAGGGGATATTAGTAAAATTAACTGATTTTTACGCTGTGTTTTTGATATATATATTTAATGTAAAGGCAGTCCGTAAGTCCTTTACAGCGTAAAAAAGGGAGCCAACAGACCCGATTCTAAATCAAAGTTGGCGTCGCTAGGTGATATTTGATACTTTGACACCTTGAAAAAACAAAGTATCGTACTTATATAAATAAGTATGAGAACGCCATAAAGGGTTCTCATTATATTAGAAACTTTGCTTACAAAGGAGGTTATAATGACTAATAAAGCACTTTCTATTTTCAATCAACTTAGACCACTATCAGTAGGATATGATGATATATTCGATCATTTTGAGTCTATGTTTGACCACCCTACAATGACAATGGGTACAAATTACCCACCTTACAATATTGTTAAGACAGGAAAATACACTTACGATATTGAGGTTGCTCTAGCAGGTTACAGTAAAAAAGATATAGCTGTTAATTTTGAAAACAGTATATTAACTATCAAATCTGTAAAAGACGAGCAGACAAAAGAGGTAGAAGACAACGATGGTGTTCTTCACAAAGGTATAGCTAGAAGAAGTTTTAATAAATCTTTCACAATTGCTGATGATGTTGAAATCAAAGGCGCTGAATTGAAAGATGGTCTTTTAAAAGTATCTATGGAGAAGATCATACCAGAGTCTAAAAAAGCAAGATCAATAGAGATCAAGTAATTAGAATAGAAAGGCGGAGAGCATTGACTTTCCGCCTTTTTTAGTATATGATATAATATTATGTTTAGTTATCTAGGTGGTAAAAAATTTCAATCAAAGTGGATAGGTTCTTATATTCCTACATCTAAAAAATATGTCGAGCCATTTGGTGGTGCGTTTTGGGTATATTTTCAAAACAGTATAGAGTTTGATAAAAATGTTTATAATGACTACAACGTTTATCTAGCAAATATTTTTTATTGTGCTAGAAATAAAACAAATCAATTTCAAAAAGAATTACTAAAACACGAAGCACAAAATAAAGATTTATTTGACAAGTTTAAATATGAGTTAGTACCTTTAGATTATAAAGTAGAATTAGGTGATGTAGAAAAGGCAGCTAAATACATTTACATTGAGTTAAATACTTACAGCGGTTTAAGAATAGAAAAAGCACAATTTGTAGATTTAAAAGGTAAATATAAATCTAAGTACACACAATTTTGTGAAAAAGTATGTCATCCTAGATGGCAATATAAACTACAAACTATAACAGATATTCAACATCAATCATATCAAAACTGTATAATAGACCATGATTCAACTGATACATTTTTCTATGTTGATCCACCATACTTTCAAAAAGAGTCTTATTATACAAAAGACTTTCCTCAAGCAGAGCATGAAAGACTTGCTAAACAACTAAAATCTATTAAAGGTAAATTTATATTATCTTATTATGAATTTGATGAGTTAGAACAATGGTTTCCTAAAGATCAGTACACATGGAAAGAACGTGAATTTAATAAACAAAATAGTAGTAAAAAAGTAAATACTGATAAAGGTAAAGAAATTATTATAATGAATTTTTAGTAATATAAATATTGCTATGGATTCGTTCAAGCAACATTTAAAGAATAACAAATTTGATAGACTAACCGAGTTAGAAGAAAGTTTATTTAGTGGTTTCATATCTTTTATTAGAAGTGCTTTTAATAAAGTAGTAAGTGCTTTTAAATCAGCATTTAGAGCCATTGCTTCTAAGTTAGGTTTCGGTCAAACTATAACTATGAAAATAAGTACAGGATTAACTGAAGCAAATGAGGCAGGACAAGATAGTAAATCCAGACTAGGTTATTATTCTGAATATGTTTGTGGTGTAGAATTAGCAAAACTTATTGAAAGTAGAGATTTAAAACTACCTAGTTCCTCAACAAGTAATTCACTTAATAAAGTTAGACAAAATTTTGTAAATAGTAAACTAAAAACTTTATCTAACTTTAAATCATTATCCTCTGAAATTAAAAGAATGGAAGATGCTGGTAAAGCAATGGCAGATAAAATCTTCTCTGATATGTTAACTGAAACAGCAGATTTAAAAGTTACACAATTTGATATAACATTAACAGGTGATAGTTTAAAAGGTGCTGGTAAAGCAGACATAGTATTAAGAGCCAGAAAAAAATCTAAGAATGAGATAGTGGCAGAAATCGCTGCTTCTTTAAAAGCATACAGAGGTGCTTCTATTAATCTAGCAAACTCAACATTAATTAGTTTCTTTGCTTCACTTACAGGTGATAAAGAGTTTACTTCAAAAGCATTAGAGAAGTCTCAAACTATTATCTTTGACAGTATGGTAAAGGCTGCCGTATCAGATGGTATGAGTAAAGCAGAAGCAATAGAATTTTTAGCAAAGAAAACTTTAAATGCTACAGAAAAAAAGAAGTTTAAAAAATATAAAGACTTTGGTCGTAAAGTTTCTAAAGAATCACAAATCAATACTGCTAAAATAATAGTAGATGAATTTAATAAGATATACAAATCTAATAAAGCAAAAATTAATGCTAACTTAATTAAACTTATAGGTATGGATGGCGAAGATGATTTTTACGCTGCTATAGGCGAGGGTAAAAAGATGAGAGTTATATCATCTAAACAAAGTCCTGACATGAAGAAGTTTGTAAAAGACATTAGAAATAAGAATTTAAATATAACAATGGTACCGAAACCAGGTTCTGCTGGCAGAGCTAGTGTTACAGTTACATTGTCAATAGGTACAGAAATACTTACAACATCATCACTAACTATGACCGATACAGGCATAGGTAGTGCTGGTATGACTAAATCAAAAGGTGCGATTAAAACTAACTTTTGGTTTAACTTTAATGACATTGCCTAACCAGCATTGACTTTTATTATGACCTGTGATATATTATTAGATTATGAAATACAACGAAGATAAAATATTAAAAGAGATAGGTGATTATATTAAATCTACTTATGGTCAACACTATTCAAGTGACCAAAAAGGTTTTCAAGTTTTAGATTTACTAAAGACACTAAATATCGGTAAAGATTTTTGTCATGCTAACGCAATTAAATATTTGTGTAGGTATGGTAAGAAAAAAGGACACAACCGTGCTGACTTATTGAAGGCGGTACACTATGTTATTTTATTATTAAATTATGACAAGGAGAATGTGAAATGAACATAAGCACAGATACAATTTCTGTACTGAAAAATTTTTCAGACATTAATCAAAATATATTGATTAAACCAGGTAATACGGTACAGACAATTTCTACAATGAAGAATATTTTAGCAGAGGCTGAAATAACAGAAAAATTTGATAGTGAGTTTGCTATCTATGATTTACCTGAATTTTTAAGATCAGTTGAACTATTTGATAAACCACAACTTAAATTTAACGGCGAATCAAATGTTAAAATTGAGAGTGGCAATCAATCAGTAAAATACTTTTTTGCTGATAAATCAGTTATAGTTGCTCCTAAGAAAAGCATTAACATGCCTGATAAACATGTTACATTTACTTTGAAAAAAGATGTGTTTACTCAGTTGATGAAAGGTGCTACAACACTTAACTTACCAGACATTGCTGTTAAAGGTGATGGCAGTAAGATTACATTAGTTGCTACTGATAAAAAGAACAAATCATCAAACGAGTTTTCTTTAGATGTTGGCGAAACAGATAAGACATTTTCTGCTTTCTTTAAAACAGAAAACTTTAAACAAGTTATTGATGATTATGATGTAGCTATTTCTAAACAAAAAATATCTCATTTTGTTAATAGAAATAAATCAATACAATACTGGATAGCATTAGAGCCTGACTCAGAGTTTTAATAATGAGTTTATACTTTGATGACGAAGTAAAACTTAAAAAAACTATCAGAATTTTAGTGTACCCAAACATCACGTTTGGCAAAGATTTAGAAAAAGATAGTTATATACAAGTTATTAAAAAACATATTAAACTCTTAAACGATATAAGAGACGACTTGTGGTTTTACTTAATACTACCAAAAGAGGTTCCGTCTTTAGCATTTGACAATGTAAGTCAATTGTACTTAGATTTACCTACACATCCTCCTACAATGAGAGCTCATTTTGATACACAAGTTATTAAATGGTTGTGTTCAAAAGAACTTGACTTTGATTTGGTTATGTCACATTTGCCAGAACATACCTATGATCTGAAAAATGTTTTGTATAATGTGACTAATCATGTTCCTAAATTCTTTGGTTATTGTCATTGGTTTGATTTAAAAAAAGTTGCTAACTGGCCTATGAATAGTTTTAAAAAGAATATTTTAGGTTTATTAGAAATGGATAGATGTTATTTAAATACTGAAAGTCAAAAGAAACTTGTATTAGATGAGGCAAGAGAAACTTTTAGTGATAAAGTAATATGGAAGTTAGATAAAATTTTAACAGTACAACACTTAGGTGTAGATAAAAAAGATGTTGTAGATGATATAAAAAGAGTAGAAGAAAAAATTATTGTATTTAATCATAGACCAGATACATACAAACATTATAAAGAATTTTTAAAAGTATGTGATAAGTTGTATGAACAAAGACAAGATTTCAAAGTATGGGTACCTCTAGCAAATAAACCAGATAGAGAATATATTACAACTGAAAGTGGTGATAAAGATTTTTATTATAAGAAACTACAAGATTGTTATATAGGTTATTCGCCTAAACAAACTTATGGTGGTTGGTCAGTTGCGACAACAGATGGTATGATGAACGGTGTACCTTATTTAATGTATGACGCTGATTATTACAGAGAACTTTGGGACAAAGGTGTATTTGTAAAAAATGATGACGAGTTATTAGAGAAGTTAAATTTTTATTTAGATAATGAATATAACAGAAATGTATTAGCAGATGAAAGTTTACAACACATTAGATATAGATTAGTTTTTAAAGACGAGGTAGAACAAATGAGTGAGTATATAAATGAATTATACAAGAAACTACCTACTGTTAAAAAGAGTGAAAAATTAAAAGAGATAATTAGTTGGATAAAAAAAGAAGGCAGTATAACTAAAAAAGAAATTATGAAACGTTTAGGTTGGGGAGTAGGTATCAAGTGGACACAATATCGCCACACACTATTGACTAATCCTAACATTTATGATACTATGGCAAAAGATCCTGTTTATAATTGGGTCGAATTAAATTGAGGAGTTTATTATATTATGAGTGATTTTTTATGGGTTGAAAAGTATAGACCTAAAAAAATTAGTGATTGTATTCTTACACAAGAATTAAAAGATACATTTACAAAATTTTTAGAAAAAAAAGAAATACCTAATTTACTATTATCAGGTACGGCAGGCACAGGTAAAACAACTGTTGCTCGTGCTTTATGTGAAGAATTAGGTACTGATTACATTATCATTAATGGGTCAGATGAAGGTAGACAAATAGATACTTTAAGAAGTAAAATAAAGAATTTTGCGTCAACTGTATCATTAACCGAAGACGCACCACACAAAGTTGTAATTATAGATGAGGCAGATTATATGAATGCTGATAGTGTTCAACCTGCTTTAAGAAACTTTATAGAAACATTTTATAATAATTGTAGATTTATATTTACTTGTAATTACAAGAATAAAATTATACCTGCTTTACATAGTCGTTGTACTGTTATTGATTTTAGAATAACTAATGGTCAAAGAGTTAAAACAGCAACTGCTTTTCTAAAA